ACGGATATAAAGTCACCTAGCGGCCCACCAGCGCCAGACTTATCGTATCCTGCATTACGAGGCTGAACACCTCTAGCCATGCATTCATTACGGAACCATTGAACTACTTGTTGCGAGCGAGTCATGGATTGGTCTGTGACATCCTCTTGGAAGATCAAGAACTCATCATATTCCAGCCCCTTGTATCCATGTGGTTCTGCCAGCTTGCCAACCGTTCCAAAGTATAGAACCGTTCTATCCCCGCCATTTGTGAATGACGGGTCAAGGAAGGCAACTCTAGCCTTCTCGTTATCAAGCCATATAGCTTTATCGGTAGCCTTGGAGTTAAGTATCTCAACCTCGGAATAAATCTGATCGGTGATACCAGCAGGACACCAGAAGCCACGATACATTCGCCAAAATGAAGATGTATTCCTAGCCTCTTCTGGAATCTTCTCGAAATCTTGCGGCCCTTCCATCCAAGAATAAATCTTCTTCTTGGCTATCATGTTTGGGTTCTTTAACCCGTCGAAGTGTAGACATACTCCGCGAACAGTATCCCATTGCTCATCATCAACAGTAATAGTTTCCCATCCGTCTTTAGGCTTTGCGAACTTGCCGAATGCGTCCACATAAGAAGCAGGGTTGGAAATTCCGATAAACTGGAATCGTTCACAACCCTTGGACAAGTTGAAGAACGCAACCTCAGTAATAGCTTCTGAAAGTTCAGATAACTCGTCAGCAACAAAGATAACATTCTTGTTGTGGATACCCTGCATCTTGCCAGTGGCGTCACGCTCCTTCTTCTTTTCGCCGGGGATAAGAACGATGCCAGACAAGTCAGAACGCTTTCCGTCCTTGCCTACATAGCTGATCTTATTCTCTGAATCCACTAGATGCCCCGGCAAGCCTAGCTGTTCGCATACTCCCCAATACCTCGTAATTTTCCCCCAGATACGCTGCTTGGATGCTTTGATCGTCGTGGAGGTGGCGAGAACTGTAGTATCCTCTGGGCTTGCTAGGTAGTTAATGATTGCCCATATCGCATAGGCTTCAGACTTACCGCAACCACCAGAACCCGCAATAGCCAGATACTCATGCTCGCAAGCTGCTCGTATCATTCGCTCTGCCCAAGGATGCCAGACAAAATTGACTGCCGCCTTGCTATCCTTTTCAGGCCATAATGCCCTAGCGATTCTTTGGAAATGATGGAATGTATCGTATCCACCAGTATCTTTAGGAATCCTGCCTTTAATCTTTTCTCTAAACATCGCAAGTTCGATTGCGATTTGGTGTGTTCCTTTTTTCCAGTTAAACCCGTATAGGTGAAGGTATCCGTCAATTGGATCACCGTAAATTGGTGCTGAATTCATCTAGCTCACTTTACAAAAATATAAAACTCTTTCAATTATTTCTTGAAAATAAGTGATATTATAATAGTATGCCAGAAGTGATGAACATACTAAAGGAACTTGGTTTTCAAAAAACAAAGGCAGAACTTTATATTGACGAACATCGTCAATCTGTTTTATTCGATGTGATTGTTAAACCCGAAGATTATGTCAATGGAACTAAGTGTAACCCTACAAAATCTCCTCTTGCTCTGGCTTTGCAAAGGGCAGTTGAAGGAACTCCGTATAGGGTGGAAAGAGCGGGTTTTAAAGTTCTCGTTATTTCTCGCGGTGTTTACGAGTATTGTTTCTTTATGCCTCGGCGGGTGTGGAGGAAAGTAAGCGGGTTTGAGTTCGACGATGCAATTCCTTCAAGGCCGATCAAATTCACGGCTGAGTTTGAAATGATTTTTTAATATGAAGCTAGTTATTCCTGTATCAAAACATGATCGTCATTTGATCTCTGATTTCATCAGAGCGATTGAAAGGTTTCCAGTAGGTGAAGAGCATGATTTGCTAGTCATCGGTTCCAAAGAAAACGAGGAAGTTATCATTGGATTCGAGAAGCAGATTAAGCATTTGTTCAAATCTTCAGAGGTTCACATCATCGAAGACACGATGCTAGGTTGGCCGATGTCCTGTAACTTCTATTTCCAGCAGGCTTGCGCTCACATTCGCAAGGATGAGAATGTAGATGCTTTCTTTTGGTTTGAGCTAGACACGGTTCCAATTGCTGAAAACTGGCTTGATCTTATTTCTTTTGAATACTACGCAGACACAACTAGGGCGGTTAAGGAGAAGCGTGAGCCATTGATTTATCTCGGAGCCAAAGAACGGGTGTATGAAGGTAGGAATGGAGAACTTCTTCCTGAATCTGTTGCCGGACATAAGATGGCTCAAGTTGGAGTGTATTCCACAAAAATCTGTTCTGCGCCTGTATTGAATTCCCTTTCAGTATCTAATAGGCACTGGACTAACATTATACAGTGGTATGTTGTAAATCGGATGAAGGATTCCAATCTAATCCAAAACAATTGGAGGACAGAAAAATATCGCTATCTTAACGGAGAAGTGGTATGTGATTCTATCTCTAACTTGGCTTGGGATGTCCATTGGAATAAACCGATAAACGATGAAGCGATACTTATTCACGGATGTAAAGATGGCTCACTTGTTAAGTTATTGTTGAACGATACAAATAAAGACGATATGAAGGTTGCAAAGAACTTAACAGTTGAGGATGCGCGAAATGCCGCAGAAAGCATAGAAGATGCTGATGAATCTGAACTTGAGAGAAAAATCAGGATTTATCAGAAGCGAGTAGCCAACTTAAAGTTCTTCCAAAAGAAACCAACAAAGGAAGAAAATAATGAGCGATAGACTAGAAACAATTTCACAGAGCGGGAAGCCTCCGGTATCTCGCATTAAGGATGCTAAATCGGCTTATGAGATTTGGGAGACTCTACGACGAGCGGATGCCGTCTCAGCTTTTGACCGCAGTAAGATTGACGCTGCTTACGACAACGAACGCCCCTACGACGAGAGGGCGCTTATCAACGCAGGGCAAGCCTACCGAGTCAATGTATCGTGGGGCTTTGCGAAGCAAGTTCTCGACACTGCGCTTGCGGGGTATGTTGACATCATTAATGCGCCGCAAACATTCTTCCGTTGCCCGACTCTTTACGGAAGCCAAACGGAGCGTGACGAACTGGAGCAAGTTGTCGCGCAAGAAGTAACTGCCGCTGTTCGTTCTTGGCGTAACTTCTTCCCAACATATCTTAAACTCTGCAACAGCTTCATTAAGCATGGTGTTGGCGTATCGTTGTTCAATGATGAGTGGGACTGGCGTTGGAAGTCTACCGATATGTCCGACTTCAAGATTCCTCGTAAGACGGAAATCGGTCAGGACAACATTGATGTCGCGGCTTGCCTGCGCTTCTATTCTCCTACGCAACTCTATCAGTTGATTAAAGACGAGGAGACAGCCAAGATTAACGGATTCAATATCGAGGCTTGCCGTAAAGCGATCATCTCATCTGTAAATAACAACAACAATTACTACAACTTCCGCCAGTATGATTGGGAGAAGTTGGAGATGGAGCTTCGCAACAACGACTTGTTCTTCACGACTCAAGCCGCGAACCAGCAGTCAATCAGGGTTGTCCATTTGTGGGTGACTGAATTTGACGGCAAGGTTTCGCACTACATGATTAACGATGACAATGGAGTTCAAGACTTCTTGTTTAAGAAGATCGGTAGATTTCAGAACAGCTACGAGGCATACACTGTCTTCACCTACGGAGTTGGAACGAACGGATACTATCACGGAGTTCGCGGTCAAGGTTACGATGTCTTCGCAATTAACGGCGCATTGAATCGTGCATATTGCTCACTACTTGAGATTGCATCCTTCGGTAGTGCGCCTACATTCCAACCTAAAGATGAGACAGCATTGCAAGAGATGCAGTTCATTCCGAATGGAGTTTATAATTTGCTTTCACCGGGAATTGAGGTCATTAAGGATACTATAGTTCCCAATGTATCTAACGGAACATTGCCTATCGTTAGTGCCTTCACCCAGTTGTTCAGAGAAAGAACATCCGCATATAACACGGAATCCCTTATCAACACATCGGTTGAGAAGTCTGCAACACAAGTGCGTGCTGAACTTAGCAATATTGCTAAAATGAGCGTGTCAGCTTTGAACTTGTTCTTCGATCCTTGGGAATCCTTGATGCGCGAAATGATCCGTCGAATGAAGCGAAAGGATTACGATAATCGTGAGCCGGGAGGAAAGTATATCGTTGAACTTCACAAACGCCTCCTTCGCCGTGGCGCTGAAGGATTCGGTGCAAAGGATCGTTATCTACAAGCATTCTTCAACCTAGATACCGACAGACTGCGAGTTGTTAAACCCGTTGGCGCTGGATCGGAAGCAGCTAGAATGGTTGCATTCGATAGATTGATGGGCATCTTTGGAAGCCTCCCAGACTACGGCAAACAGAACCTCATTTGGGATATCGCATCCGAAACCGCTGGTTACGAGAATGCATCCAGATATGCGATTCAACCCGGCGAATCCGAGAAGCCAACAATGGATGCTTCCATTGCACAACTCGAAAACAACT